ACGATCAGCATCTTCATCTTTTTGACGATCAGCCTTCACATCCTCAGATGTACCCCCTGCACCAAACAATTGGTGGAGTTTCAAACCTTTTTCTTTGATGCTGGAAAGCATAGCAGAGAGGTCTTCAGGAATATCTTCTTCTTTTTCTCCAGTGGCAATCATTGCCGCTTTCAAATCACCTAATACTACTTCAGAAGCTTCTGAGAGTTTAGCATTCAACTCCTCGTTAGTAGCTTGTAATGTAGTCATTTCAGTGTCCTGTCCTGCTTTTAGGTCTGCGATTTCCGCATCCTTTACAGTTACAGATTCTTGTAATGTAGCAATTTGACCAGTCAAGTCTTCAATAGTTTTTGTTGCTTGATTTAATTCAAATTCTACCTTACCTAGATCCTTGCTTGTTTGAGCAAGAGTAGCTTCTAATGTGCTAGACATTTGTTGGTCTCCTTGGTTGGATGGGTTAGAATTAGTGTTGTCCATTTTAAAGGACGCAGTAAAGACATGCGCTTCCGCAGGAAGCTTACTAGCTGCTAATCTCTCTACTGTTTCTTGACTTAGGCTTTGACTATTCTTAGCCCTCGACAAAATTTTTGCATCTTTAGCGGCTCCTCTATCTACTAGAGATAACTCCGCAAATGTATCCATACCTACTAAACGTAGGTGTACTCCATCATGTCCAATCGTGTGGTCGTTACCGCACGTCATTGTCATGATATTTAAAAAGTCAGCGTCCTCACCGAAATAATCGAAATCACATTCTGAACATAAAAGTTTCTTCGTCAACAACCCTACACTAACTTCATCAATTAATGCTGTCTCAATGTCGTTAATAAGTTTAGTCTTCTCACCGTCTGGTCCGTCAGATGGGATATAAAACTTACCTACCAGTTCTGACTCTCCATTCTCCATATCTCTGACAGTTGCTTGGAATACTCTACCTACAGGTAAGTTACCTCGTGTTTCATGCATTACCTGCAACGGCACAACAGTCCCCTTGGTATTAACATACTCAGCCATCTCTGTCAATGTTGATCTAGTGGCTCTAGCATTATCATATAAACCCTTCTGAGATATTGCTTCTGTAGAAAGCATACGAGCCTCGAAAATAGCAAAGTTCGAAGTGTCAAGATCTGGATTATCCAGTGAGTGCTTTAAAGCCTCTATAAGTGTCGATGTTTTTTCAAGTTGTTTTGTCATGATCCTATAATTACCTACTTTTTAATTAATATCAATACTTAATTTGCCTAGTAAACTAAGTACCGTTTGGAATGATGTGTAATACCGTACTTGTAATACTTGAAGCAGTGTCTATTGTTGTATTTCCCAAAGATACTGAACCTGTAGTCTCTTTTACTAAACTACCAACGTGTAAGGATGCAGTTCCTGTTCCCGTTCCACCCGGTGTTCCGTTGTTATTATACAGATCTGTTACCCCTGTGTCAAAGGTAGCTGTTCTACCTCCATTACCCGACATTGTAACAGCCAATACTAATGTGTTTGGTACGGTTGTTGCATTGGGATAATACCCTATAGATGTTCCTGAATAAACAAAATTATCGTAACTTCTACCGATGTAGTTACTTGGATCATGTCCTGTAATTCTAAACATAACACTTTCACCACGTTCGCTTGATGACAGTGTTAAAGTTAAATTCCCTGTTTCTGTTCCATTAGCTATTTTAACATCGACATATAATGTTGCGGTGTTAGTACCATCTATAGAAGGAGTGTACCCCAACCATCCTGATCTACTTTCTAGACTATCGTTACCATCCATTGCTGTAATTAACAATAGTAAGTCCCCAGCTACAATCCCTGCAGGGTAAGGAATATCGTAACTTCCTGCGTTATCCACCACCCCTTCTGTCTGAGATTCGATAACTGGTGCTACGTAACTAACAGATGCTTGTGTTGGTACGAATACCCATGAAGTTGCTTTAGTAGGTGTAGATATAAAAATCAACCCTACTGAAGCTAAAACTATACCTGCTTTAATAATCTTACTCAACATCTGTTTCAGTTCCTATTAATGTGAAAGCTAAATCCTCACAGGCAGTATTAGATACTACTTCTAACGATATTTCATCTCCTATCATAACATCATTTGCTACTGTATAATTAGTGAAATTTTTAGTGGTTGAAACATTTAAGTTTGCTCCTGCAGAAAATCCATTTACATTTGCTACGATAGTACAAGCTCCAGAACCTGCTCTTGCGACTAGTTTCGTCAATGTTCCTGTCTTAACAGCGTCTAATGATAAGTAATATGATTTCACTTCTGGAGACTCAATATGTCCAGAAGCATAAATAACGTTTTGAGTTAAATTAGGATATGAGCCGCCTCCGCCTCCTCCGCTTAGTCCATCAATCTGTGCCTGAATGTTAGAAGTTACACCGTCAAGATAACCAAATTCTGTAGTTGTCACTCCTCCCACATCAAATGTTAAATCTGCCAGTGTTACATCTGTAAAATCAATAGAGTCATCGTCGATAGAATCATTTGAAATAATCTCACCGTCGATTACCCCTGTGTCAATAGTGTCACCAGCTTCCCAAAATTGTGTTACATCAGACAAGGAAGAATATAGAGATGCTTCGTTACTTAAAGAATCCTGTTTACCTGATAACTGCGTTTGAATGTTAGAAGTTACACCATCAAGGTAGCCGAACTCTAAGGTACTAACATTACCCACATCAAATGTTAAATCTGCTAATGTAACATCTGTAAAATCAATAGAGTCATCATCTACGGAATCGTCAGAAAGAATTTCACCATCTATCGTCCCTGTGTTGATATTATCACCTGCTTCCCAAAATTGTGTTACATCAGATAGTGAGGAGTATAAACTTGCCTCGTCTGTCAGCAGGTTTTGTTTAGTCCCTAACTGTGTCTGAATGTTAGAAGTTACACCGTCGAGATATCCTAGTTCTGTATTGTCAATCTGTCCTGAGGAGATTGCTGTAGCATTTAGATTACTTATACTAGCCATTACTTCTGCGGCATCTTCAATAAAATCATCTTTATCTAATAGATAATAATCACCAGCTCCTCTCCTAATTAGAATAGTGTCACCCACCTGAAATGTAGAAGGACTCAAAGAACTCCAAGAGGTCTGTTGAGCTTTAACAGCAGTCACAATTGTAACTAGAAATAAGAGTGTTAATAAAACAATAAGAGGTTTTTTCATCGTGTTAATCCATTAAGAGTGTTTCACCATTAGGGTTTTGTAAGTCGTTAGAGCCTGCTAATACTTCCCACGTATCTGTTGCTACCTTTACGAGAACTACTGAACAACCTTGCCCTCTTAGAAGACCGTTTCTATCTAAGGGAGTTATCAACGTCACACCAGTATCGGGTGTTATCGTTAACTGCCCTGCGCCTGCTTGTGCGACCATTAACTTAGTGCCTACAGGAAAGTCCACTGATGCGTTAGTTGGGATAGTAAACACCGTAGCTGTTGCTTTTGTCATTCGTATATACGTTAAGTTCGCATCGGTCAATACTGCAGTATAATCATCAGATTGACTATTTATTAACATTTGAGGATGACAATTTTCAATAATGTCGGTAGTTACATTTCTAATATCTTCAGGTGTAATATCTTGAACAACATTATCTGCTAATATTGTTTGAGTTTTAGATGTTAATCCCGCTCGAGTGTCGATAGTCATTATACAACCTCTCTGAGTTTTAGGTTGTTGATGGTTAAAGTTCCTGTACCTACAGCATCGTCTTTAATTCCTATTTCAATATATAGTCGAACACTTGTAGTCTCAACTTCAAACGGCATAGTTCTCATAATACCTGAGAAGCCTTCAGGATAGCCATATAATTCATCATCGAGACCTTGGTACATATCATAGTAACTACTAACACCCGGATCGTACAGTCTGATTTGAACATACGCCCAACCATCCCAGTTCGACGCTGTCACTTCTGATAGTAGTTCATAAGCTTGTCCTAAAGTAACTGTAGTATCTAAAGGGTTGGTTCTCATAGAATACTTCTCAACCTGACCTGAGTTACCCGGTGTGAATACTAGCTGAAGCCCAGGGTCTGTAGCTGTAGCAACTACTGTACCGTCTAAGCCTCCAGATGTTTCTAAATCAAAATGCATTCCTGAAGGGATTGTTCCCGTGATCCCTGCGTCCTTACTGCCCGAAGTACCTGTTAATAGAGGGTTGGCATTTACATCTGTACCTAAGGATAAAATATCTCTACCGCTGTTAATACTATTCAAGAAATCAGCAATAGGGGAGGCTACCGCAAAAGCTCCTCTGTTTGTATAATGTGTACCATCATGGACCATATTTGCCTTAGGTCTCTGAGTTATGTCGTCAAGATAATCTCTATTTACCTCAATAGCGTAAGGATAGTTCGCTTTTATCCAAGTATTTACGTTGAGTATTTTATCTCTAATAGTGTCGTCCCAACCACCTGCTACCTCTCGAATAGCAATAGTTAAAGGAATTAAAATATATTCATTATCTAATACTTTGTTATATAAAGTGGTTAGACCGTCTATAATATCTTGATAGGAAGAACTCGCATCGTTAGTACCAGCTTCTACGATAACTGCAAAAGGATTCTCTGTAACAATATCAGCGTCAAATCGAGCGACCATCTGGGCAATACTGTTACCAGCTACGCCCTTATTTACCCAATCCATATCTTGTCTTGTTAAAAATCTTGCCCAAGCATCCCAACCTTCACCCGTATATCCTATAGTTGAGGCTGTCTCTGTAGGATCTCTATAACCTGAATCGGTTAAAGACGTTCCGATAGTTGCGATCTTTTGTCCAGTAAGATCTTCAAAACTAATCGAAGGAAAATGTCCTACAAATGATGAATTAGTGCTTGGACCGATTCCTAACATTAAGCATACCCTTTTACATTACCTGAGCTAACTGCTGTGATGCGTTTAAAAGCAAATGGATAAACAGCACCTGCTTTTAGAGGTACTGTAGTGTGAACATTTTCGTCCCCTTCCAAATAACCTGTAACAGTTGCATTATCTTCACTAACCATAATGAATCGTGTTATATATGTCAATTCATTTGTCGCATGAGGTGTAATATCCATCGCTAATTGAGCTGGAGCCATTACACTATCTTTATCTGGATGTCGTCTTGTCATTATTTCTTAACCTCGTTTGATTTTGCGGATTTTGAACCTTCAGGTGTTATAGATCTACCTAATGGGTCACTATTTGGAGAGATGTCGTCAGTCGCTATCTCTGCCTTATTAGTTTGTTGGAAATTTGTACCTGACAACTCTGGAGAGTCATTAGGTTTAGGTCTAGCATGCATCTGCATATGATATTCATCGTCAGTAATAAGACCCAAAGATAACGCCTCTAAGAGTCGTGACTGCTTCATAACTTTCTGAGGTTCTAATTCAAGTGCAGGTCGCAACTCAGCAGGGGAGAACCAACAGTCTACGTATCCATCAAAACCTAACAACCTCA